ATGTCTATGGCTGATCGACTACAAAGCCGTCGATCCTAGCTTTAGACACAAAGCGTTTCTGCTTTGAGGTTCCGTCGCCCAATCCCTATCAAGGATGGGTGAGCTATCATCGTTTGAGAAGGTCCTATTTGAGGTTTCAAATAGAAACTTGCGCAAGCGATACGAATTCTCAGGACAAAGCTGTAACTTTGGTTTTGCCATGAGGATTCGAGCGAAGCTGCATTGAAGATCACGATTGTAACTAACGTGCGAGTAGCCTGAGAATGAGGGCCACCCACCACTAGTACCAACGGGAACTTCGGGTATATTCCGCCACTTAGAAGAGAAACATTGAAATAGATGTTTCTGTTCATAAGCAGTACGAATACTACCAGCAGTCTCTACGAAGCCGTATTCGCACAATTGATGTGCGAATGCCAACAACGAGAGAAGCTCAGTTGGATCATTAGTCGAACTAAACGGGTCAATACGCAGATACTTTGGACGTATTTCATATCCATTGTATCTTTCCGTACCACAGGACTCCCGAAAGGGGCCTTTGGAAAAAGACTTATTTATGTTGACTTTTAATCCAAAACGTTCTAAGAACGTCACGGTAACTCCCACCATATCTGTAGGAATGATAATATCATCCCCATAGATATCAATCGATTTGGAAAATTTCTTGATCGATTGTGGTGTTATTGGGACATTGTGATGCTCATGAAACGCTGTCTGTATGACAACGTAGAAAAGCAAGCTTTCCATTGGAAAACACAATGCTGAGCCCATCGACGCGAACTTGTTAAGGCGAACTACTTTTCCAGATGGAAGAGTAGCGTGCGTTGATCTACAAGAATCTATAGCCTGTTGGAAAACAGGATTAGATTTGAATAGATCCATAACATGTTCGTAAGATACGCGGTCAGATGCTTCAGATAGATCGATAGTAGCTAAGCTACCATCTATCGATCCTCGGCATGCAAGTCTTTGATTTTCCGTTTGATCAGAAAATCGAATACTATTCCGTGTATAAGGAGACGTTTCGATCTTTTCATATAACAGGTTCTTTAATCCCTGTTGTATAAATTGATTACCAGCCGGTTCAATTGCGATCACCCTAGGACCTTTAACAGTCTTAGGGACGAAAACAACACGAACAGGCATGGAAGCAGTCTCCACGACGAGAGGCACGTCCTCGTCCTTGTCTATTGACCAGGCTGAGTAGTTCTCATATGCGTAATCTGCGACAGGAAAGGTTGAATCCAAATTGGATGACCATTCCTTCCCAAACCCGTATTTGAGAGTTCCTCTGAGAGACGCGTCAGACACTGCGCCGGGTCCGTGGCCATATCGTAACATCGCGAGATGTTCGAAATCGCTACATTCCTGTGATATATCGTTCGTAACAATTCTTGCGACATGCTCAAAACGAGCATAAATGCGAGAATCGATATCAGAACGACCATATACATTAGTGTCTGTCTCATGGAATTTACCTTCTGCCGCGGCAGTTTGGAGTGGAGTAGGTTCATATTTAATTTTTGAACATACTTTACAGATCATACGTAAATCACGTATGACCCAAACTGGAGCATCAGAATGTAAGCTCCCCCCATTGTCGAACACGCGCCGAAAGAAACCTTTGAATAAACAAGGGAGACTTCCGCTAAATTTAAACGATTTATAATCGTTTGGATTTAGTTGACCAGAAGTGATAGACTGAAGTAGACTATCACCCATGGTGGGCAGCGTGAGAGTTAAGAAACTCTCACCTTCATGTTCGACACGATGCCTTATCGTGACAATGTCACGTCTGGCATCAATGGAGTGTCTACTTGCACTCTCATTTATGAGAGCGACTATAAGGTCGGTTAGGCTTTTCATAATATCCCTGTACTATATAAGGGTTGTTATCCTAAGCACTATGCTAAAAGTGAGAGAGGGAACTCAATCGCTCCCTCTCCTTAGTCTAAGATTGTAACTCAACCACGTCGTCAAGTGTGGCGTGAGTTGACGCATCCAATGTTTCGTACAATGTACGAGCAAGTTCAATCACTTCACTTACAGAGAAACCAGCCAAAGGCCGGTCGATCGTAAAGTTAATTGATTGACTATACTCGTTATTTGTATCGGTTAACAAAGGATCCGCTGCAATCTTAGTCTGAGTCAGTTTTACATTCGTCCGAATTCGAGCTTTCTTTTTCCCAACATAACTATGCCTTATTTCTAAGGTATAAGTTCTGTCAGCAGAAAGATAAGTACTCGACATGACACCAGTTGAAATTCTGTTAAGAACATCAGTGGTGGCAGGTCCGGCGAGGGTAATAGGATCAGATAGCATAGTATAACCAAATAGGTTTAAGGATTGTAGGTAGGTTTAAGACTTTTAAGAAGTCCGAGACTACCCAGGATTGACCATTGTCTAGCAGAAAAACTAGACGGGTCAAGAGCAAAGCCATATGGTGATGCTTCAGTACGTAGCTTAGATTCACAAATAAGCTTCGACTTAAGCGTCAGACCGCGATTGTCTGTCCTATAAGTACCATCCCCGTAGAAATAACGTGTTCCACGGAGTTTGATACTTGAAGAATAGACCGTTGCAGTGTGTTCCATTACGTAAGCGTATTCAGCGACAACAGAGTCGTCGTTTGAATAGTTATCGATAATAGAACCCAGATTGGAAGTCCAATCCACTAACCATGACCAAGGTACTAGATCGTAAAGAAGCTTGGGTGTAATACTCAGACCCCAAAGGTCTAAGTAAGCACCGATCTCTGCAAACGACTGGACATACGACCGCTGTAAAGGCGGAAAGAATGTCTTAAATCGAGCAGAAAACCACACATCGTGTAGAGAGTCGGCCGATAACACAAACTTTTGTGTTCCCGGTTCGAATTCTATATGAGTGTTCTTGTTGATCAGAAAAGAATAACCTCCATTCCCGCCGCCTCCGATAAGAGGCGTCAGGTCAGTCATACGAGCTCGCATCTGCGAGGTCGATTTAGACTGAGTAACGGAAGTAATTTCTGATTCATGCTTCAATACACCTTGTCGACGCACCGATTTGTCGTGATCCCGTACTGCTTGATTCCAAGCATTATGGGTATTCTCACGCAAACGAAGTCCATCTGTGACATCTTTAATAAAGGGTTTCCAGCCAAATTGCAATGCAACGTAACTAGAAGGACCTGTAGTAGAGGTATCAGAGAGGAATTCGTATAAGCCATCTAACGAATCGATATTTTTAATATCGGTAAGTAGATCGTATGCATCTTTAAACATACGAGGTAGCTCACGCACTTCTGCGAGAGCTTGTCCCAGGCCTATAACGGGTTTCCTAGGTCTATACCTAGAGAAACCTTCTGGACCATAAAATCCAGAATTGTCGTTGACATCATCTAAGGATGTACTAGCAGACGTAATGGAATTAATTCCATTATGCTTTATGCCAGTAGCACCAGATAGAGTACTGTAAGACTCAGTTCGGAGAGCAATTGCGCCTTCGTATTCGTCACCTTGAGGGTGATTATACGCAGAAGCGAAATTGTCGCTGATTTGAGACTTGCATTGTACTATATCACGGTGATAAAGAAAGCGAACGAGCTTCATCGGCCCCCCACTCTTAAATGGAGGGCCTTGATGATCTTCTGACTCGATTATTTCTCGACCCACTGGGTCAAGAAATGAAAGACCAGATTCCCTAAACGCGTTACGAAATTGAGTGTAACGTCGAACAGGTGCTCGAATTTGTCCATCTTTCCTATCCTTAGTTGTTAGTACCATAGTTGTACCTTGTGAGTAGAACTCAGGAGCCGCACCATGCGGC